CCCAACAAGTTTACCATTATCAATTTGAGGAAAAACCGTTTGCTTATTCTTCATGTCATAGAGCAAATTCGCGTCAACAAGAATATCCTTAGTTAAGCCCCTCTTGTTTAAGTTATAGTCTAAGAACTCTTTACTATTGGCATCAAAGTGCTTCACAGCTTCTTCAATAGACTCAGTCCTCGTTTCATCCGGTGCAACATCTATTCTTTCATTGTATCTCGGAAAAACAACCTTGAAGGAATTCTGTATTTGATAGGGATTACCAATAGTCTTTACAAGGCCCTCTTTTTGAAGTTCGAGCATAAAAGCAACGAACGTTCTGAAAGAGCGTTTACAAGTAAAGCAATGTGCCTTGAAACCCTCATCTGTCATCTTGATTCCGAAAGAGGGCTTCGAGTCAATAGAGTTCCTGTGACCGCTTACCGGGGCAAAAGGGCACCCGAACATGATATTCCCGGAAGAAGAGCGTGTAGTGCCTATTCTGATGCCAACACCCCTCAAATATTCAAGTATTTGAGACTGCAAAGCCTCATTATTGTCAATCATGGGAAACTAAACTCCTTTTTGCTGACCTTGTAGATTCCACAATAGCAAAGCAACCTTCTTCCTTGAAATGCTTCCGCTTCATATTCCCATCACAATAAAAAGCTGACTCACCCATTAAAGCTATCCTCCGTGTACTGTCCACCCTCATTTTCTGGAATCTCTTCAAAATTCCAGTTCTCGAAGTCCCAAACGTTAAGACCCTTCGCCCCATTACGCGCCATTCTTGTCTTTAGAAATTCAAAACCCATCAAAGGTGGAACATTCATAAGCATGGCCTGACTCTGATAAATCTTGAGTAAAATGTCAACGTCCTGCCGGACAGATTTTGCATAAGCAATATCCCCATCAGCGTTAAACTGAAAGGTTCCTATGAAGGGCGTTTTATACTTCTTTGTTAACGCTTGTATTTTTCGTGAAGCAATCATAGTATCCTTGAATAAATCCTTCCCTGTCTCTACTGACAGATAAACACCGTCTATGAAGACAGCCGCAGGCTCAAGCCTGATCATTTCGAGCTCAATGTCATCAATACTTTTCCCCGCCCCGGATATAACATGAACCTTGCCCATTTGCGTGTACAAGCTTGACAGTTGCCTAAGCCTGCTCTCCTCCTCAGCATTGAGCCTGCCTTCACGATACTTTGTCGCGGAAAATTCCCCCACAATAGAATCACACCTTGTACTTATATCCTCAACGGACATTTCGTTTGTAACAATAAGAATACACCCGTCTACTTGTGCCGCATAATTCATAGCTACACGCAGAAAGAAATACGTCTTACCTACACCTGAAGTACCTATGATGCCTATGTATTCCGTGCGTATACCCCCAACAACCTTGTCGAAGAACTCAAAGCCTGTTTGCACGCCTATAACACCTTCATTCGCCTTCGTGCGTTCATACAGGGCTATCCGTTCTTCCAGGGAAGCGTCTACCGTTTCCGAATCAGCCATTTGAACCTCGGATAGACCTATCCTTAAATCCTGAAGACTTTTCTCCGCCTTTGCAAGGTCCATGCTGAAAAGCTGATTCTGCATGGTTGCTAGATATGTAGTGAACAGTTGATATTTTCTGCGCCCGTATAACTCGTCAATGTAGTATGACAAAGCATCCTGTGGGCGGGTGAGTTTTAATTGTGGAAACTTTAGGGAAAGAGCTGTTTTAGAAGGAAGTTCACCTTTTGATTTCTTATAGTAATCAAGGATAAAAGTATAAGCGAGTCTTTCTTCGCCCTCTAGTAAATCTACGGGTACCTTTTTTATTGCCTGTGTGAATTCCTCTTTTGTTGATGCTAATATTCCACCTAAAAATTCATTGTCAATGTTTTGTGAAATTTCTGCCATGATAACCCTTACATGAAATATTTTTTGAAATCATCGTCAAGCAAGATAGCCTGCCTACAGATGTACCGTTTCTCTAACGTTGTGAAATGCATCGAAGGATTCGTAACCAAAAGCCATTTCTTCAGCATGTCTTCCGAGCTCATAAAAAGAACATCGAAGGGCAGACCGAAGGTATCATTTATAATTTCTTTTATCTTGCTCGCATGATCATTGCACACAATAACAACACGGTCAATATTCCCATTCGTTAAATGACCCTTCAAAGTATTGAAGACTGTGTGCGCGTGCTTAGATAATTCAAGCGTTGTCTTTTTCCAGAATAACCACTTTTTAGTGGTTGCGCGTATGAAAAGAGCATCAGCATCAATGCTAATCACCAAAAGTTCTGGCCAGACGTCCTGTGACAAATCATTGTTACGCATCATTCGACCCGTCATAATGAAATATGCTATTTTGGCTATAACGGGGGAACAAAAGAGGTTCGTCTTTTACAAGACCAAATAAAACCCTTGATGAACCCAGCTGCACCAAGTTAAGGGTAACCCGAAAGGGATTCGCATTAGAAATTCTGGCAGACAAGAAAACATTGTTCTTTACCGCGTCCCGGATAATATCCGTGAAGCGTATCTTTGTGAGGTTATCATTAAATAAAAGAATGATCTCCGTGTTGTTGTCCTGCAAGTGTTGAACCACACCTTGCACGCCCATTGTCTGTTTCATCTCTTTTCTTTCTTTTTTAATCTTTTATTCGCGAAAAAAAGTGCTATACTACCTAAAAAAGTAGTTCGTAATTCTGATATAATCCGTTCATTCTCAACACCTTTAAGCAAGGTCGCGTAAGCTGTCTGTATGTTATCCCGAACAACAGTCCCCAGGTAAGCGCCTACCGTTTTTAATAAGCGTGCCTCCAAGTCAAGGATTGCCTGCAAATAGTTGCTGCCTGTTTCTTTTTCCGTTGCCGTTTCTTCAAGCTGTTCTGCCATGTTATAACCCAATCAAATTCGTCTATTAAAATATCACTAAAAATATGGGTGCAAATAATTATATAACCCTTATGATAAAAAGAACCTCTATGTCTCTTGACACCTAAACGTTTCATTTCACGTATGAAAGAAACGAGTTCATTTGCCGGACTCACGAGAAGGATAGCATTGCCTTTTCTACAGAGGTTAAGAACCTCAAGTGTTCTTTCCTCAACGTCGCTACAGTCAATTTCTCTTTCTAATTTCATCAACCTTCTCATCACGTATTATAGAGCTCATATTCTTGCCCTCCAAATGATAGATGATGTACTCATTACTTATGAAATTTTGAAGGGATAAACTGTACATATCGCCTATCGTTGAGGTGGAACCATTCGTGCAAATTATGGTTACTTTTTTATTATTGAACCTGTACCGTAGTAAATTCTCAAATTTTGTCTCAACGAAACCAGATTTTGAGCCCCTATATTCTTGTCCAAAGTCATCAATAACAAGTATGCGTACTGAACCGAGATACTCAACCCAAAGGACACTATCGTCTTTTCTTGCCTGCGTGTTGAAATAACCTTGCAAAGTCGGGGCATCAATGAAATGCACATAGGGCTCCTTCAAATCATTCTTGAAGAAATTTAAAATCGCATGGCAAATCCAAGTTTTGCCTACGCGATAATCGCCGTAGATATAATAAGAAAGGCTATCCTTGTAGAGAGTCTCCTTGCTCAATCTACGAAAGAACCCTACCAATTTCTGGAGGGACGGTGAAGCCTCCTCATGAAGAGTATCAAAGGAGGCATCCGCGTATCGCGCGAGCATACCATTAGCCATTAGATGTTCTCCTTCACCATGAGAGGAATAATGGAACCAAAAATACAAGCTCGAAGAGCAAGAGCAAGGCGACCTCCTTCTTGCTCCCCATGTATGCTACTCCTTAATAAGCTTGTGCCCTCCGATTTAAGAAAATCAAAATCAAGGGCATACACCTTAAAAGTTGTCACCACTGAATGGTGTTGCATTTTGTGACCTTTCTACTTATGCTTGATAGATTGTTACTATTGTTCGTGGTGTTACCTTATCCAGAATGGAAGCATCCACACTATACCTTCGTATATTATTGTCGTTCGTGATCAGCCCATTATGCTGAAAAATATCAAAAAGAATTTCGATACTCGCGTCCGAGAGAGGGTTCTCATAACCAATATCAAAATGCCAATGATAAGTGCGTATGTCTAAAGGAAAAATCTTATGCCGTTCTTTGAGCCTACGAATTTGTTTCTCAACAAGAGTGACATATGATCGTGCTTCCTTTCCCAGAACAAAAGAAGACCCGGTGAAAGACCTTTGGTTCTTCATACTTGCCGGGGAGCCATACAAGACAAATCGCAAGATAATATCCTTATCCGATAAGTTTAGAGCCGGACTCAGAATCGGTTGTGTTAGGTCTTTTATATTCAACAGAACTCCTCGTCTTTCTGCTCTTAGTAAAGTAATCGAAAAAACTCATTCGAAAACCAAAAATAATGGCCATTGTCGGGTACGTGCTGATGATGTTGAAATCATCTTTAATACTCGACCATTTCTTGCATGTTTGATCAATGAGATTCTTGCACTCGGACAATGAATACTCGGAGAGCATATTTTTACAAAGAGTGACGTCTTTTATCGTTCGGTTAATTCGTCTGCCGAAATAAAAGTCAATTTGCTCCTTATAATAAATAAATAATTCTACAGAAGGGGCGTATTGCTTAGACATTTGCTACCTTTCGGGGAATTATTTTCACAGCTGTCTTTTTGTTTTTAAAGTAGGCTTGTTCCTTGCCATTTACTTTGATGATACACTTTTCCAAAAGTGCATCGAACATCTCTTTCGTGCCGCCTTTCGCGATAAAATCCTTCTCGAGTTGCTCTTTAACAGCTGGCAAACCCTTTTGGAAGAACATTTGGTACGTCGCGTCCTTACTGTGAAGGATTCGTGCACCTAATTCCACGATAGCCAGAACTATCTCACCATTTACCTTTTTGGGTATCGTGATAGTCCTTTTTATAGTCATAGTATCCTGATATACTACAGGCATTTTGAGACTCCTTTTTAAGTGATTGAATTTTGTGGGAACAAATATACGAGTTTTTATATAAAAAACAAAATTATTTTATATAATTTTTTAACAGCCTATAGAGCCATTATAAACGTATTTTGTTAGATATTTGAGGTTCTGCTGAAAGCAGAAAGAGACGTGACAAAAAAGTCTATGAACATAGCCATATTGTAATTGTTTACAAGTTGAACATTGCTATCAACATAGTCTATCTCACTGATAGAGTAAGAGACACCACCAAGAACAATCTTGTCCTTTAATTTTGGAATATCGTGATCATTGAACATTAAAGCTGGACAGACAATATGCGTCTCATGCTTTGTCCGCAAGTATCCAAAAATAGATAGATACCCTTCTACCTCCACCAAACCCCGGATAGGGAAGCTATGCTCAACAGAATGCACGCCATTCACCGCGCTGAAATAAACGGCATCATGGCCTTCATTCTTTATAAGGCTTATAACGTCTTGCTGGGCGAGGGACATTGTTTTTGCATCCGAAGTACGCAGAAGGATATTATCTAATCTCATATACTTATCGACTTCTTTACGCTTGATTGCACGCCGTTGTAATTTTCAACGATCACGTTGTACCCGTAAGTCTTACCTGGAGTAACATTTGCATCAATAAATTCCGTCTGTGATAAATCCGTTTCGCTTGCAAACAAGTTAACAGTATCGTCGACAATTTTTTGAATATATAATGCAGAAAAATCGGGGAAGAAACCAAGCAGCAATGTTAGCGTTATTGTGTGCGCAGTAGCGTCATAAGCGAGACTAAAATTAATCTTGCCTTTATCAGGGGCTTTATTGAATTCATAAGGCTCATTTGCACCAGTCCTATCATCCTTCTTGAACATGACAGACTGTGTTACGTTAGACACCGCGAGATCATCACCAGAGTCATCAATTAATTTTGACAAGGTTACTGTTAGGTACCTCGCGATATTAACCCATTCTGATGGTGGCAACCTTTCGATGTTAGCCTCACGCATGTTATACTTGGCATAGCGAGCAGAGTTGATAGAAAGAACAGTAGCAAGCTCAATCCGTGCATGAAGCAAGATAATTATTTGCTGTATGGCATTGCACATTTCAATACTTGGTATCTTTCCTTTATAAACTGTAGCAAGTGACATTGTCAGCTCGTTAAGCAATTCATCATCAGACCAAACCTGAAGAGACGTGTCAGGTACAAGGGAACCCTCAATCGCGCCGGGCTTTGTAGGATTATCACCTATTTTTTGCCGCAGGAGATCAACAAGCTTTTCTGATATTGTTTGCGTTGCCATTATAGCGCGTCGCCTGATTCTCTAAGAATCCTCGCGAGTGACTGTGGTACCTTGTGAATTTTTTTCTCATGCAAGAAGCGAACGACACCCGCATAAAAATGACGGCCAACATCTTTTTTCATGAGAATAGCTTCCATAGGTTCTCCGTCTGTGAAATCGTCCACGGAAGCTTCCTGGACATCAGGAATCTTATCTTGTTTAGATTCAATAACAGTTGCTACTTCTGGGGTGACAACCTCCTCTGAAACAGCGTCTTCTTGTACTTCAGGAGCATCGTCCTGAGTGGTAAGAGTTCCGTCTTCCAGCTGAACATCATCGGTAAGTTCTTTTCCCACGGCGTATTTCCCGTCTTTTCCATTCTTATCTTTACCCATTGTGGTAATCCTTTATGTTATTCTTGTAATAAAAATATTGTGTTAAATAAAAAAGGTGCTCCTTGTGGCTACCTTGCTTACAGGTAAACACAAGTAGCACCTTAAAAGTCAGGGGTGCAGTCCCGAAGTGGCTTCACCCCCTCCTTGCGGATTATGCCCTCAGCACTGAGCATCAGGCAGTCCTCCTTCCAAAGGTTCGGAGAGTCTGACCACGAAGTCCCACTCTCCTCTCCTACACGGAACCAGAACCAACAGCCGAACTGACGAATCCGGTTCAATGTGTTGAATAGCTTACGCTGTTTCTATAACAATAATTTCCTCATTGTTAATTTTCCCGGCACCTTGAATTGTATAATACGCGATCGCGCGTTTACGACCAAAGGATGAATAGGAAGGGTCTTCCCGGAGTTCAACCTCATACGCGATAGCCCAACCATAAGCGCGAGCCGAAATAAGAGCCGCCTTGTAAATAAACGGGGTGCTGAGTGATCCAGTTGCAGCCTTGTTCAGAGCGGCAGCATAGCTTGAGTCAGTAGGGTCAGCAGCTCCGTTAGGAGTGTTGGTAGTCTCGATGAAGCGTACTCCATTGTACTCCCCTATCTCGCCCTTGAATATCATTTCAGGATAAGCATATTGTTTAATAGAGTTAAGAGCATTTTTAAGAGCACGAGCCTGATGAGGATGAACAAAGCAAATGTAGAACTCCCCGTTCGCATCAGCAAACTTGAGCACATTTGCAGTATTCATTTGCTCAACAGCGGTATCAATATCATCCAGTGACAAGGTATTGACGACAGCATTTCTGTTCGCCGCTTTGTTAGCATAGATAACCTGTGTGCCAGAGAAAACGGCATCACGAAGCATATCATCAGTAACACGAGCATAGTCACGACCGAGGGAGATAGACGCGATGCTCATCTCATCCATGAAGGACAAAGAAAGCATTTTGCCTGTAACGCCTGCGGCGTTCATGTACTCCGTAACCTGAATAGGAACGGTAGTTTTGCTAAGTGACTTGATGACAACATCAGAATCTTCAGCAATTGCACCGCCACGGGCGAGGTTATTGTACTTGCTGAACACAATAGTGTCGCCGGGCTGCGCGATAAGGTCTTTTTTCAAAACAGCAAACTGATCATACTTCAATGCAGGAGCAGCACTAAATAGGAGCTCATTCGTGTGCACCTTCAGGATGTTAGCTGGAATACCGGTCATGTTATTTCCATCAGCGGTAGCCGTGTAACCCTGACGCATTGCAGGAGCCACCATTTTCATGAAGAGTTTTTCAGCACTTTTTCCGTGCTTCTTAGAAATCAAGGACATGTTATTTTCCTTTAAGTTATTTTAAGATGTTATAGATATTTTTTAGTAGCTATAACTTAAAGGACATTGAAATTTAGCGTGAATACTTTACTATGAACAGTTTTGCTAATTTTAAGTTTTTAATTCTGTTTTAATTTTGCTCGTTCTGCTTCGTATACCTTGCTGAGCTCAGACTGCTTGCGTTGCTGATAATCGAAGCCATTACGCAGTTTGCTAATGTCGAGCCGCTCAATGACCACAGGTGCTGGAGGTTCTTCACCACCTGGTACCTTTACTTCTGGGGCAATTTTCAAATTCGAACGTATGGTTGCCTCCATTTCAGAGTAACGGCTTTTCGCATTTTCAGCACTTGCCATAATTTCGGCTTCCGTATTTCCCTGAATAAGTTCTGGGAATATTTTTCCCTGCGCCTGCGCGATAACCGTCTGCTTCAAGGTCTCCAATTTCTGCTGATCAAATGCCTTCTTAAGATTTTCGTTCTCAATTTTTGTTTCCGTGAAGGCATCCTCTAGAGCAGCAAGTTTCGCGTTCATTTCTCTGGTAGAAGCTTCAATAGCTTCAGACGTTTTCTTGTCGAGCCCTTCTGTCTTCTTCTGTACCTCATACGCGTTAAGCTTTTCAGCAAGGTCTTTCTTTTCCTGCTCAAGAGCTGCTACCTTAGCATCAGACTCATTCTTTTTTTGAGCGAGATTGTCTCGTTCTGCTTGAGCAGCCTGCGCTTCCTGTTGAGCCTTCTCAATATCAGTATGCAACTGAGATTTTGTCTGCGTTGCCGCTGTCTTCATTGCCTCCGTTGCGAGGTTGCGCACCTTTACGAGGTCCTCAGGTGTTACTTTCTCATCATCATACGAGTAATCAATACCTGCAATTTTTTCTGTCTTGATAGCCATGTTACTTTTCCTGCGAATTTTAAGTTATTGAATGATTGTTTAGATTAAAAATATTCTACAAATAAAAAAAGGTGTGCATTAATGCAATCATCAATGCACGCCCAAGAAGAATCAGGAAACACCGAGATTCTGGGAAGTACCTGCTGGTTGCTTGTTGTATGGCGTAGGAATTGCCCGGAGATCATCATTTTTTCCCTGCGGCATAGATTTCGTGGGAACACTTGCTAAATTGTTTTTCGTAACACCGCCGGTTACAGTTCTTGCTGCACCAACTGCATTAGGCGTGCCAGTTTCCTGAACCTTAAAAACTGAAAAATCTTTCTCCATGACTTGTCCTTTTTATTTGAGTTGTTAATATTTTCAAAGCAATAATAAGCTATAAAGTTTTATTAACGCAAATAAAAAAATAGCTTACATAATTTTAAGCGCATGCCCTACTTCATCATGTTCTTCATCGCGTTATCATAAGTTTGCTGACTATGCACATCAGGATTTGTATTCATATTGGGTTCCTGCGTTTTTCTTGTTGCATTCGTGACAACAGTGTCACCCGCGAGAGAAGCCGCTTGTGCCATATCGTCACGAATTTCTTTTTCAATTTCCTTAGACTCAATATCAGTGATACCAATGTATGCACGAGCATAACGAGTAGACCACAAGCCTCCCGCAACCATATTTATCGCCATGTCAGCATCTAACTTTTCATCTCTTGGCATGGGGTTCTGCCACGTGATATAAGACTCGTATAACTCCGTGGGTATATCGTCATCTTGTATCATAGCAAGAGAATCATACTGAGTAAGATTGTCTTCTTCTATTGGACTTTCAAAAGGATAATTCTGTTTTCTCGTTATCTCATCATAATTGCTGTAAGCTTTATTGAATTGGTCAAGAGCCTCTTTTATTATAGCTCCCGGCTTTAGTGTACCCTTCAAAAAAGCAATTTTCAGAATTGTCTTATTCATTTCAAGAAAGCCTGCCCCGTAAGTAATTCTCTTTTGCTCCATGACTTCAATCATGGGCATATACTGAAGAGCCACCGCGATACCTGCCGTGTTAGAGATACTCGTGGGATTGCGCACTGCAATGGAAGGTATTCTTGCTTGCGAAAGAATAGCTTCTTCGAGTCTTGCAAGATGCGCAGACGCCGCTTCGAGATCAGAGTTAAGCATGAGGTTATTTATCGTTGCTCCCGCGGGTAACGACCACACGCGATTAGCCCCCCTTTGCAGGTCAGAGGCTTTTGCACCAATAATCACAGTTACGGGAGAAGCGTGATACTCGATAGTTTGCTGGATATTCTGGAGGGCTTCATCGTATTTCTTGCTGAGATCATTTGAACCAACGAGATCAGAGACACCAAAATAATCAAAAGCGAGGGGACTGTTCCTGAAATGCACAATAGGAATATTTGGTAGCACGTAACTCTCTGGGTCACTTGCAGGTTTATCCTCCATCAATTGCTGTCTCGCTCCAGGAGTATAGTAATACCCCGTTTGCAATTCCCCGTATTCAGAAAAACCAAAATTTGCTTTCGTGACAATTTCCTCGGTACCATAATAGAGGAAAGAGTGTAATTTGCCACGATCTAAAATGGGAAAGCATTTCAAGGGGTTCAGCAATTCAAACAAAACGTCCTTCTGGTCTTCAAGTATCAATATCCAACCATCACCAGTGATACCTCCAACAAGACCGAGCTCCAAACCCAATTCATTATTTTCACGATTGCCGAGTTTGTTTCTCTTGTACTGCCTTTGTAACCAGCGTTCTGTCGAGGGAAAATCCGTCGCCACGAGGAAACCTTTATTCATGAGGAAAGCAAGATGCTTGTCAACAATAATTTTAGAGTAATTCTTCTCAATAAACCTGTTTTTGTACGTGACACCTCGAGCCTCTATCTGATTCCAATGATGCCCTATATACATGTTAAAATTTTCCACGTACGAGTTGAGCCGTTGTTGGTGTCGTTGCACGAGTTGCTGATATAGAGTTTTTGAAACCTCCGTGTCAACCTCCATATTCTGTGCCTTCATAAACGTGGAATTACGGAAATCAAAACCACGACTCATGACATTTGGGTAATCGGTTAGTCTCTTAGCTAAACCTCTTAGCATCTTTTATCTCCAAAAATTTTTATCAAATTGGCTTACGGAATATATGGAATCTTGTGTCTCTAAAGCTATATCATCTATTTTTGTCTCAACACCATACACTGCCAAAGCAAGTGAATCAGGGTAGTCATCATGACCCTGCTCGGATGAATGATTCACTACAAGATAACCGTTCTTCACATTCTTTGTCATATTTGAAAGTTGTGTTATAAAATTTTTCCATTTCCGCAATTGCTTCGCGCCTGAAGAATTTGGAAAGGTTAACCTTTTGGCAAGAAGCTCCTTATACAACAACGAGTACATGGTTGACTTTGACTGCGTGCTGAAAACAAAAGGCATCACATTTTTCGAGCTATACTTATTCTTCAGCCTGTCAAACATGGGAGCACCAACACCCGTGGCATCAACAACAAGGGTGTCCCATTTATAGTTATCTATGAATTCACAAATTTGATAGAACTGCGCGTCATAATCGTCACCACTAAGCTCCAACCAGTTCTTTATTTTTTTATCATGGCGCAAAAGCCTGCTATCAGAGTCAATGAGTATAGGGTTATCCCAATCAACCTCCAGAACAGTTACGACAGTGCTATCAAACTTTTTAGCAATGTCAACACCGATAACGTGTACTTTTTTGCGATCAAAAGGGGCAGTATAAAAGTCGCCACCTAAAGAAAGCAAGTACTCCTCGGTAACAAACATACCAGACTCGATGAGCCATTTCAAACAGTAGCTCATTTGAAACTCATCAGAAAATTCACCAAGCTTTTCTTTTTCCTTCTCCACGTACCTGCGATAATACTTGTTGTATTTCCCGGCGAGAATATAATCAACCTCGTAATGATTCTTATGCGCGCGCTTTTTATTCATATCCTTGTCTTTATTCATTTTTATGATGTCATAAAAATAAGACTTCTCAGTATGCACAGAGCCAAGATGTACAGTAGTTCCCAATGTTGAAGAGAGCATGGGTGAAATGGATTTCTTCAATATCGTGTCATTCATCAATTGAGTTTCATCAGTAACAACCAAATGATACGTGTCACCTTCAATAGCAACACGGGGGTCTGCGGATTTTACTTTGATAATAGAATTGTGCGGGAGCGCGGACAAATAATAGCTAAGCCTTTCTGGAAAACGCATACCAATATCAGGGTCAGAAAGTATTTCCCGTGCCTCATCCCTCTTGAAGATATTATTCACCTTGTTGCCGATAATAGCTGAACGGTCATAGTCAGGGGCGTACACGCCCGTGAAGAATCCCTTTTCAAATCTTATTATATGTGTTCTGATTTCCTGCTCACGAAATAACCTTCCCAAAATAGGGAAAAGAACACTCATGGCGACTATTAAGCCGGATATGCCTGTACTTTTGCCGGACTGCCGAGAGAACAATTGCGTGATAGTTTCGCCATCAGCAATAATCAAAGAGTAAAGAATCCTTTGGTTAACCTCACGTTGATAGGGGTAAAAAGGAAAACCTTGAAGCAACTCCGCGAATTTTATAATAGCGTCAACTATCTTTTGCATGGTTAAGCGATCAAGCTTTAAGGCATTAATTTTCGCCTTATCAAGTATCTCCTCATCACTCAATTTTTGAGAAAAGGAGGATTCCATTTTCTGCGCGTCAGGTGTTTTTGATGTTTTAGCCATTATTTTATTTTTTTGTTATATATAAATATAACAAAATTTCTGTAGAACTGGATACTGATTTATCGTGTCATAGTATTTTTTATGCTCCAAGCATTCCCTTTTCAAAAGAAAGTTCACGTCATCAATTTCACAACCGAGGACACCCACGGAACCCTGAACGTAATCCACCTTCTCCAAAATAGCATGGTCTTTCTTCTTGGGATGTCTGAGGAGTTTTCTACCTCGGCAATTCTCTTGTGATTTTATCATTAGCATCATTCGTTATTGCTGCGGGGTAAATTGTTGCGAAATGTATTCGCTTATTTAATCCCTAAATTTAGTCTCAAATACCTTCAGAAACGTCGGCGAAGCCTCTGATTTTTTCGGCAGAAAAAATCAGACCTCAAAACCATGTTTTCAGCATTAATACGTAGTATTAATGCGTTATTATTATTATAAGTAATTAATAGTTGCAGGTTTCCCGTAAACGGAAAACCCGTTTACGGCTTATGTTTTTCATGTTGTGGAACCTCGAAAATTGTATAGTTATAACCGTTGAATTTGTTCTGGCTCGTTCTTAGTTGTTTTCTTTGCATGTAACCGAGATCAATTAATTCATTTATCGCGCTTAGTATACTTTCCCTGCCATCACGGAAATGCTTTTGTAGTTCCGATACATAGAGTACCCAAGTGTCAGGCAAAGACATACAATAGCAGTGTAGTCCCTTTGCTTTAAGAGAGAGACGGTTATCCCGTAGAGCATGGTTATTAATAATCGAAAAGCCTTCTGTGTGCTTTACCCGGATAATAGTTTTCCCTTTATTAATTTTTTTCATCTCTTGTTCTCCATAATCCGTGCAAAAACAAGACCACCATTAAGAACGTGGGTGTATTCTTCAGGTTGATACATTAGGAGAAGAGGAATAAGCTGGAAGTGTAGTTCGTTAATTTCTTTCTGCATAAGATAGCTCCTTTGAAAAGTGTTAGTGAATTCTTATCGAAGTATGGTTGCTAATATAATAAAAGTCCCTCCCAATCCAAAAGTAGGGAGGGACAAAAAGGCTTCATTAGAGCCGTTTTAAGCGAGGAAAAGGATTTTTTGGGGTATTTCCTCGCCTGAGCCTTTTTTAGGGGCTTTTTGCCCCATAAATGGTCGTTTTACGGGCATTTAAGAGGGCTATTTGAGGTACTTTTTGCCAGATAGACCGGAAAACGTGCCATAACGTGCTTTTTATATAGAAAAATATATATAATTTCTTATTCACGATGCCATCAGATAAGGAGCAAAAAAACAACCTTGTCTAATGGCTTTGTAGCCCGATAAATTAGCAGCCACAGTAATAACAGCGCAGCCTAAAAGATAAGTTGCTTTGGCATCGTTTGATGCGCGCTCCGCGATGCCACGCGTTTTATTAGCTATAGAAATAATCATGTCTTTGTTTTCTTTCTTTTGCTTTCTTTCTTCCACGCGCGACTGCTTCCTTGTTAGCAATTTTTTTGCAATCATTGCAGTATTTACTTTTTACATCACCAGTGCAACTTTTTCTGCATATTGCACATTTGTATTCTACTGACCGATCAGTTTTCAGAGTAATTTGCATAGAAACCTTAGTATTATTTGGTAGGATATTGAGAACCATTTGTACTGCCATTCCGAGTACATAATTTCTAAAAACCAAGAGGCGCACTCAAAATAAATGACCCACCATTTCCAAGCACCATTTGAATCATGCATAAAGAAGTCTTGTCCTATATGCAAGTTCCAGAGTGGTATCCAATAGCAGTACCAAGTGTGATGAGCCCATTTGTAAAATCTATCCCAATCTTTTGGGTCTTTTTGAAAGAGCCTTCCTAAGTCCGGGGTCATAGATATAACACAAGCAACACCCAGTATAAGAATGTTGCTTGTGAATAGACGAGTTAGCAGGAGTCCTTGTACCCCGTGCTGCGGCGTTGATGCCATTAGTTTATTGATGCCATTAGTTTATTGGTGGCGTACTTGATACATCAGGTGGCTTTATCATCGGGGTAGGGGGTGGAGCAGTCGCAGCACCATTTCCTTTTATTTCCACTGGTGAAGTATTAACTGGATGATGAACCGGTCGTTTCGTGGGTGCGGTTTTTGTTGAGTCAACCTGCATTGCTTGTGGTACAGGTATTTTTTTTGTTTTTACTGGCATTGTTGGTGTTCCTTGTAATGGTATTTGACAACCGAGCAATCGCTGAATATTTGTTATATCTGTTTCTGTTTTACGCGTCTGTTTTGTATTGTCATAGATTGTACAGTGTAATATAGCATTATTTGACAACGATTGCACTACTCTCCAATAATGTCTTGGAAGGAGAATTCGTATGTCACTATAATAATATGTAAGGATGCAATCTTGGTAGCTTATTCCAGCAATGATCCATAAACTATCAGATTGACTTTCTTGCCGATTTAGAGATTCATCAAGTTTCCATATTATTCGGTTAAGGTTTGGTGTTAGAGGCACCGCATCGTAGTATTTAAAAGTGCTATTCGTTAAAGCGCATGAGTCTGCAAAATCCTGAATGCCTGCTAAATGACCCCTATCATAGCCGAGGATTGCGCGGTTTATATTTGCTGCGATGTAAGTATTCGTGTCTACTTGAAAGCCCATAGTATCACGGTTACATGAGTCGCTCGCGTGCCAAAGCTTGAAGGTTACGAAAACTGGAATTTGGTATTTCCTGTTGTAATAGGATTTGTAGCTGCCCCGGTCGATCACCGTATCATAGGGTGCTTGCGCGAATGCGCTGAACAGCAAGAGGATTGAGAAAATGAATGTTTGGAGTTTCATAGAGTTTCCTTTTATTTATTGAATAAGCTCATTAGAACCAAAATTAAAGATCAAGAATTTTCGTGGATACAAACAAGGCATCAAATTTTTCCCGGGTGACAGGTATTTTATCGAGGGTGGAAAAAGTAAGAATGCCTGTCTTCGAAGTAACCTTGTTATCATAATGAACAAAAGAGTTTTTAGTTATTGCAAAATAACCTTTTCTTTCGCGCATAACAACAGGATTTTCGTGGAAAGCAACGTTTTTCATAATTGATCCTAAACATTTTAGTATCGTTTTTTGAATACTTCTGGATTGAAAAAGATTTGGCATTTTATTTCTTCTTCAATTTTACTAATAGCATCCCGGTGCGCACGTTTTAACTACAGCACCGTTTTCTTTTTTCTTTTGCTCAAAAGAAGGCGAATCGAGTTTTTCACCGCTATCAAGATGAATAGGCGTGATAGCCTGAAACTCAAAGTAGACAATTTTCTTTTCATTTCTGCCATATTGCAATTGAGTTTGCTTCATTTTTAATCATCTGCCTTAATGAAAATGTTGCTTAATAATCTGCCGTTCTTTCTCTTTTAATAAACGTGCAACTTACGAAATCTATTTTTGTAGCAGTTTCATTTTTATTCATTATCATCTCCGTCCATAAATGATAATGTGTCATTATTATTCACGGGTAAATAATTAGTCCAAAGAGCTTCTCTTTTTTCTGCTTTTGAAGAATTTATCTTTTTTAATGGACCAAACGAGACATTCCAGTCTCCGTATAGCTCCGACATTAAGTCACACTCATAACCAGAAACAGCAACCTTTCCTTTAGCTGAATGCAAAGCTTTTGATAACTCTTTATGGTCGGGATTCTTCATTTCATATTTATAAGCATTTGAATCTGATCTTGATTCGTGAGGGTATGGTGGGTCGCAATAAAAAAGAGTATCCGGGCTATCAAATCTTTCTATAACTTCGAGCGCGGGTCTATGTTCGATTTGAACTCTTAGTAATCTTTGTGAAATTTCTGATAAACCCTCAACACTTCCAAGCCATCTAGAAACAGCACCCGCCATTCCCGCTCTACTAGTCAAAAGACAGTGCGCCCATCGACCACCACTTGCCTTTTGAGCGAGTCCGGTTCTGACCTGTCTGGCTCTAATAAAAAATCGTCTAGCCCTCTCCATTTCGCTTATATCAGCATCTATCGTTGAGGAAAGTTCAAATTCTTCTCTAGAAAAAGGAGTCAGTCCAATTTTTTCTATTAATTCATCCTTATGGTCACGCAACACTTCAAAAAAATTTGTTATGTCGCTGTCTAGATCATTAAAGGTTTCAATCGGGGAGGGCATTCTATTTAAAATAACAGCGGCTGAACCACCAAATGGTTCACAATAGTGGAGTGTTTTTGGTAATAATGGTAATAGCCACTCCAAATGACTGAATTTGCCACCGTACCAACCAAAAGCTATTTTTTTTGTCATAAAACTCCTAAAATTAAATACAAATACAACCTTTTAAGAAAAATAAGTTAAAAACAAGAATATTTGACAGTTTTTTATCATGTATAAAATGAATTTACAAGGGACAGAAAACAGTACCATTGGTTAATCAAAAAACTCGATTGTCCATTTTCGAATATATGGTACTACCAATCAGAGTGGTCGCCTTTTCGCTATTGATGAGTCTTGATACCTCCCTTATAAAACTCTCTGGATTTATCCTGAAATTCGCGAACGTTGATTTTTTTATTCCCTGCAAAATCTTCACAACTGTTTTGCGGGTTAAATTGGTTTCCTTGACAATTTTGGTGATAAGATCATATTTAAGAGCACCCAGTAAAGACCCCGTTCTTTTGACAACGTTTTTCTTTTTCGTCATGCTTTCGCCTGATTTTAGACTGGATTCATCAATCTGATCTTTTTGTTCTCCTTCTGTAATTATTACAAGAGCCTCTTTCACTTCTAATTTGGTATCAAGCGCGTTAATAACCTTTTCAATCAGTTCTTCGCTATTAAAATCAACCTCATAAATTGTTTTTGCTTCAATCCTGTTCCATAAGTCTTGGGATTCCTTCTTCACGAAGTTAGAGTTAGCTTGTAATGCCACTTCATTAATGTTGTTTTCTTTCTCGTTATCAGCAGCCTTAAAATTAGCCGTGGTATAAATACTTTGTATTAAGTCAATTACTGCCTCTTTGAAGTCCATTAATTCTTCAGGAAGTTCGACTCTATCCACTTCAACGTCTTCAATAAATTGGTCAGTAATTTTGTATTCTTTATCCACGTACCCCTTTATCCTGAAGGTAAGAATCAAATCCATTGCCTTCTGATTGTCAAATACAAGTTTTTTTCCTTCCCTATTCTTCAGAATATGACCAACCAATATACCTGTGGTTAATTTAGTGGGTCTCTCGGAAAGAGATTCCACAATTTCCTTTTGCAGATCACGGGCGAAACTATCATAAGACTCACTGGCAATAACGGTAAGCGTGTTAAAATTGAAAAATTCGTGCCCTAATACAGAATAATCCATTCGTTCCCCGGTATTATTGACACAAATTCGCAAGCCCCTGCCTATTTCCTGCCTCTTACTAATCGTGGACTGGCTATGCTTAAGTGTGCAAATTTGGAATATATTCGGGTTGTCCCAGCCCTCCCGAAGAGCAGAATGAGAAAAGATAAATCTTGTTGGCTCACCCAAGCTTAACAACCGCTCTTTGTTCTTCATTATCAGTTCGTAGGCGCCCCCATCGTCACTTCCACCTTCGGTTTTCTTTTCGGTAGAGTCAATAAATTGTCCTTTTTTATCAATTGAGAAATATCCCTCGTGTATTTCTTCTACAGAATGAAGATTCAGGTAATCATTATAATCTTTTTCAAACGGGCTTTGCTCTTGTATCGCCTTTCTGTATTCATCTTCAAATATCAACGCGTATTCACCCTTTAACGGGTTGTTATTATCATCATAGGCCCGGTATTTGGCTACTTCATCAATGAAGAATAATGACAATACCTTAATCCCCTTCCGGTAGAGCATTCTTTCTTTTTCGATATGAGATTTTATCGTTTCCCGTATCTGGATTCTTCTCACGTGTTCCTCGTCAACATCTCCAATGGTTTGCCCTGCATGAATTTCAACCCCGTTGGTAAACACGACCCTGTTTTTCAGCCCATTAATTTCTCTAACAATAAAACCCTTGTATTGAGCTAATTTACCAGAGTGCTGATATAAGTCATCCTTTTCCGAAATATGCTTAATTACTTTTTTTATCCCAGTTTTTTGATTAACCTCCATTTCAATGAATGCGGTTGGATAATGCTTTGAACTTATTTGTACCCGATCCAGAAACAGATAACTGTTTGTGCCACTATTCCTTATGACTTCAATCCCTTTTACGTTTATCCTTTTCACAAGTTTCTGATTATACGCGTCAATTGCATCGAGGCGGTAAATTTTATTGTAATCTCTTTTATGTGTAGCGGAATAGCGAAGATTAAAGAGCGGGTTAAATTCATGAAGAAGCGATTCCGCTTTGTCTCCAAAGCGCTGTGGCTCATCAATAATAAGTATCGGGCGAGCCCTTTTGATTATATCTATCGGTTTTTCAGACTGAATACTATCTAACTTTTGATAGATTTTCCGAGATTCTTTGCTTTTCGTGGCAAATGCCTGGTAATTCATTATAATTACTTCTATGTTAGAAGTATTAGCAAAGTTCTTGATATTCACCAGGTTGGATTTGTTCCGCGCGTTGTAAATAGTAAAGCGAATCTTTTTCCCGTAAATTTCCTGAAAATGATCGGCTGTAATTTCCAGAGACTTATGAACGCCCTCTCGAATTGCAATAGAAGGAACCATTATGATGAATTTACTCCATCCGTAATGAGCATTTAATTCATACATGGTTTTGGTGTAGACATAAGTTTTACCCGTCCCGGTCTCCATTTCAATGGTGAAGTTCATCCCCTCTAATGCCTTATTGACCTTTAACCCCTGATCCTTCTGAACCTCCCGAATGTTTTTAAGTAGTTCCTCGGGGGTTAGATTCAGTTTTTTATTTGAAAATATTTCATCGCCGAATAACCCGTGTCTTCTGACAAGTTCTTCGCGTTTCCCTTTGGACTGACCAATGAAACAGTTAACTACTGCCATTGTTGCATCAAACTGATATTGTTGCTGCTTGAATTTTAATTTCATTCTATATCACCATAATGACTGTTTCCGGAGAAAGTCTTTTGAAGCGTTTTTCTACATTAATTTTATCCTTGTCATACGCAAAACACGCGTCCTTAAAGACCATTTTGGAAGGTTTCATATCAGCAATCACGTTCACTATACTAAAATTAATGTTGTCATCAAAACACGCTACAAGAGCGTTTTCCTGAACGACAAGCACACTATTTCCAAGAATTTCACGCTTATCGATCGATAAAGATAATTCCAGACCAAGATCAAGCATCACCTGGGTAAGTAAATCTTCCGGTGTTCTGTCTTCCTTAATATTGCTCTCGAATGCCGATAGTTGTTCTTGTGTTATATCCATCGGGTGATAAAAAGCATCCTTCATGTTGCTTGAATCAGTCTTGTATACTCGGAACCCAATATCGAGATTTTTAATGTGCTCAATTTTTAATTCGAGTTCTGACTTCTTTTCCCTCAGTTCTTCGCTCCCAGCTAAGGTTTTGTATTTTAATTCACGATTGATTTTCGTGAGTTCGATTTCACGCTCTTTCAAGTATTCATCTTTTATTCTCCTCCCCGCGCGTCGAATTCTTTCTTTGCCTATCTCTGATACATTTGTTGGTTTTCCCAGAGAATTTAGAAATTTAATGCTGGCTAATATTCTCTTCTTCTCGTTCGCATCCCTCGCCTTTTTTTCGTCAAGTTCTTCCTGTAGTTGCACTAAAATATATTTCAACTTTGAATGATTCTCAATATTGAACTGATAAACCGCCTCCGCGGTCGTTGCTGATCCGGCAAAGAAATCAAGAACTATATCATTTTGTTTGCAAACAAAATTTATCAAGTATTTTATTAAGCTAACTGGTTTTGGGTAATCAAAATAATATCCACCAAGCAGCTCAATTAACTCACTTGATGCATTTTCATTAGTGCCCACACCATTCTCTTTCTTATTTATAAGAGGAGATGTGTATTTTTCCTTGATATAATTCGTTGGTCGCTTATACCCTTCTTCATCTCTAATAAATCTAATTGATAGTTTTTCGGATTTTATTAAAAATTTTGTTCCTTTCTGTATCTCGGCATTAAGGAAATCCTGTGTCCACTTAAACTCACCCTCTAAAATAAAATCGCTCTTTGAATAGCCGTCATGAATAATAATGTCCTCGCTCAATGTTACTCTATCATACAGCCCGGCTGCTAATTTCCCATTAGGAAATTTATCTTTTCTAAAATAAACTGATTCTTTTGGAAATTTCAGAGCAACAACTGAATTCCCAGAATTTAATAGTGGCTGGTCTCCTCCATCCAATAATTCTCCGTTATATTTTTGGGAATTTTTATATTTTTCATAACACAGTATGTATTCATTTGTCTTTCTTGATTTAGTTGAAAGTGCGGGTGGAGTTGAGGTCTTAACCCAAGAGAATATTTCGACAAAATTTTCCTCCCCGAATGTTTCGTCAAGAATTGCTTTTAAATTTTTAAGCTCTTCAACTCCAATAGAAACAAGTATTATGCCATCATCTGCTAACAAATCTCTAGCAATCAATAGCCGCTCGTAAAGCATAGTTAACCAATCAGAGTGAAATCGCCCGTTTGAATCCGTATTCTTGAATAATTTTCCTCCCTCCTCATCAATTGCATTTATTTCTTCCTTGTATTCATTAGTACTTTTCTTAAAGGCATCCCTGTATATAAAATCATTCCCCGTATTATAAGGTGGATCAATGTATATCATTTTTACCTTGCCCAGATACGACTCCTGAAGAATCTTCAGTACTTCAAAGTTATCCCCCTCAATGTAAAGGTTCTCTGTTTTATCAAAGTTAACACTATCCTCCACTACTGGTCTTAGTGTTTTGGTTATCGGGGTATTCGCCTTTAACAAGGATGCCTTTTTACCTGGCCAGTCAAGGCGGTACCGTTCATTTTCGCCTTCCACAAGTACATGAGAAAGTTTCTGTTTAAGGAGATCAAAATCGATTCCCTTGATAATATTACCTTCTTTGTCCTTTATCTCAGTGATAACCTCGGGAAATAAACCTGCTATTTGTTCAACATTTTTATCAACCAGATTCGGAGTCTGCATTTTTAATTTGTTCATAATTTTAGCTTTAATAGTTGCCGTGTATTATTCTAATTCTTTTCTTGCAAGGCGTTCTTTTACTTCAATAACCGCTTTGTGTAATTTCATATAAGTCAATTTTCATATTAATTTTTAACTTTTTTATTTCTTATTAAAATTCTGAAGTATGTATATTTACCATTTATTGCTAAATCCTTATCGTCATCACCCTTACGAAATCTAACAATCTCAAATTGTTCAGGATTATATTTATAAAGAAATGTTATAGGAACTCCCATATCTCCAGAAAAATTCATCGGGATATTTGAAACTCTTGATACCTCAATAGCTTCATAATTATCATATTTGGGGTATTCTTTTGCCGAGTATTTCTTATAGAGGCTCATTTCTTGATGACGATTATCATTATCAAGATTTGTAAACCATAAGATTCTTCCCATGCTAAAATATTTTATACCATCAACTATCTTTTTTCTTGATTCGGTAGGAATATCATATTCCATTGGAACTTGAAACCATTTAGTACCACCATTATCGTAACCTAGCCATAATTTACCCTCTTTGATTAATTTAAAAGTTTCTTTATAGGTGATAGCGTTCTGGTCACCAAGAATTAAAAACTTTTTATCATACTCGATAAGTTGAGCAATAAATTCACGGAATAAAGAAAATGGGGGGTTGGTTACTACGACATCAGCTTCTTTTAGCAATTCTATACACTCAGCACTACGAAAGTCACCAGTACCAATCATTTTAGTCATAAATTCATTGAGGTCTGGTAAGTGTCCACCTTTTTTATTCCCTGTATATTCTAATTTATAAGGTCGATCGTTTGTAGATATGGTGCCATCCTTAAAGTGAGTAGCGATTAACTTCTTTAACCCTAGATGCTCAAAATTAA